TAGAGCGGGTTTAAATAAAATGTGGGACACTATAGAACCTGTACTTAAAAAGATAGGTAAAAAGTTTCCATCAAAAAGTAATCGTTTGATTTTCCTAGAAAGTGTATAATGAATTGGACTAATATAAAAAAATGGGCTAAGGATAAAGGCTACAAGGTTGATAGAGAAAAATCTGGTGATGAACTTAATCCATATAATTACGAATGGTATGCCGAAAACAATACTGAAAATAAAGGAACCGTTAATAGCCTAAGTAAATTGGCTATGGATATTTACAATGACATAACCGATAATAAACATTTAGAACATCAAGAAAGATATAAGCAACAGCAATTACAACAGGAAATTGATTATGCCTACAAAGCATGGTGAAGATAATAAAATTAAAAAACAATCTATTACTATGAGTACAATTATAGGTAAAGCAATAGAAGCGGTGGTCGCTTATATCGTGTTGTGGTTTTTTGAACCAATATGGAAAAAGATAGTAAAGTGGTGGAATAAAAATGACGAAGATTCATAGTGCTAAATTAGTAAACTCTACTCCAGATGCAGAGAAAAATATAGCATATTGTGCTAGAGTATCCAATCCTAATAATCAACAAAGCGAAAGTATATCAGGCTTGCTTAATTATTGTATTAAACATAAGCATTGGTCTATTTTTGAAATGGCATTTATGACTCTTGAGATTAATACGAATAGAGGTATTGCTGCGCAAATATTAAGACATAGAAGTTTTACATTTCAAGAATTTAGCCAAAGATATGCTGATGCTAGTTTATTGGATGATGAAATACCTATTCCTGATCTACGACGACAAGATACTAAGAATAGACAAAATAGTATTGATGATATTAGTGGAAACAAAAGAAAAATGTATGAAGCATCAATTAGAGAATTATTCGCTAAATCAAAATACTTATATGATCTTATGCTCAAAGATGGTGTTGCAAAAGAATGTGCTAGATTTATATTACCATTAGCAACTCCTACCCGAATATATATGAGTGGTAGTGTTCGTAGTTGGATTCATTATATAGATTTAAGAAGTGCTAACGGCACTCAAAAAGAACACATGGATATTGCATTAAGTTGTAAGGATATTTTTAAGTCTCAATTTCCTATTATATCTGAAGCATTAAGTTGGAACAATGAATGTCTAGATCAGTAGGTGTTTACAACTATAGAATACAACGCAAAACAAATCCCGGCGATAAAAGATTTATAGTTAATACTTTTGACTTTACTTTAAAAGACAGAAGAGTGTTTTTCCATAGCGATTATTGTTATAAAAAAAAATATGACTATGTTTTATTAGATAATGGAAAAATAAAGATAGGATTACAACATCAACATATAGCTAAAAATATTATGGACTCAGTAATAGCTGCTGGTTCATTAATTGTTAATAATACTGGATTTGTCGAATATTTAGACAATCAATCTGGTACTTTTCAATTCTCAGGAGAAGAACAACAAAATTATATAGGCAAACTACACACTGTATTGAATTTACAAAATGCAGAAATTTATAATGTAGATTATACTACCCCAAATTATGACCCCCAAAATCCTGTGCGACAACAAGTAGATAATAAATTTTACAGTGAAATTGGAGGAACTACTATTGATAAACTTGAATTTATAAAAGATATAGAAATGTCTAAATGGAAATGGTTATTAACAGAAAATAAGTTTGACCATGAATTATATGCCATATTAAATGAAGACCTTAGTAAAATGTTTAATAACAAAGCATTACTTTATCAGCATTTCTATTTATATGGACAATACGAAATGGGAAGATGTATTGGGTTTTATTAATGTGTGACAAGTAAACAGTAAGGATTGAATATGATAATCGAAGTAGATATAACATCAGATATATTTAATGAAGCTAAAGCTAGAAATGAAGAATATTATAATCGTTTTGGTAATCAAGGAACTCATCGTACAAACAAAGAACGACAGAGAATGACAGGCTATTTAGCTGAATCATGCATACATAATACTTTTCCATCAATTAAATATAGTGATGATTATTCTGTAGACTTCATATTAGATAATAAAACAATAGATTCAAAGGCGCAAGGTTGTAATAGTAAACCATTAGATTTTTACAGTGCTACACTATACGAAGAACAGAGAAATAGAGATACAGACTATTATATATTCAGTAGAATAAAAAATGATTTTTCTAAAGGATGGATATGCGGCATAGCATCTAAGCAGAAATTTTTTCAATTAGCTACGCTAAAACCTGCTGGTACTAAAACAAATAATTTTACTTACGATCAAAGTAGATATGAACTTCAATATAAGAATTTAGGAGATATGTATAAATTTATGGAATGGCATCAAAAAAATCATCAAGTAACGCATTGACAATACCGATATATCAGATATAATCTTTTGTAAAGAGGTGTAATTATGCGATTTGGATTGTGCTGCATATCGTTAGATTTGCAAGAATTAGAAGAACCATACAAGTTCCAGACTATGACCTATAAGCGTTTTAGTTCTCTCCCACGCGATGAAGCTATAAATATTTTAGGTTCTCGTATACTCAATAACATGAAAGTAACACATGCTCATATCAAGCACTGTGCAGACAATGACTACTGCTATCGTATTAGTAGTGATTTATTTCCTCTTATTACCTATATTGCTGCCGATGTTATACTTACTGATTTACCTCAATACAATGAGATCGAACAAGAAATAGAAGCAATAAGACAAACTATACAAAATACAGGTGTTCGTATTTCTTGTCACCCTTCAGAGTTTAATGTTCTTGCATCCACTAATCAAGATGCTGTTGACAGAACAATCAGAGAATTAAATTTCTATTCAGAATTTCTTGACAACTTAGGATGTCCTGCCGATTATAATTCGCCTATGAATTTACACATTAATAATCGACAAGGAAGTAACGATGAGATTGTGGATAGGTTTATCGAAAATTATAACAGACTTGATGATAATTGTCGTCGTCGTATTGTTATTGAAAATGACGATAAACTTAATTGCTGGTCTGTAAAACAGCTTATAGAAGATTTTTATCCTAAAACAAGAATACCAATAACATTCGATTATTTACATCATTCTTGTCATCCTGACGGTTGGACAGAAGAATTTGCTGTTTTAGCTTGCGTAAACACATGGCAAGGTTATAGACCGCTTTTTCATTACAGTGAATCTGCACCGGGAAATAACCCAAGAAAACATGCAGATTATGCAGAAAAAGACTTTTATCAATATGGCGAAATAGACTATGATGTAGATATGGAATTAAAAATGAAAGACAAAGCAATCGCTAAATTTATGGAAGGTGTATCTATATGAGTGGATGGTTAATTGTACTAACTGGTTTAATATATTTATATGTAAGTATTGAACAGTTATGGAAGGGTAATCCCGGTATGGGTATTGCCTATTTTGGATATGCTTTCTCAAATATTGGACTGTATTTATTAGCATCTAAATAAGGAGCGATTATGAAAGAACCAACAAAATATAATATGTCCACAGGCTTACCAGTAGATAAAGATGCAGAAGTTAAGCGTTATCCTCTTAGTTCAGATGATGGTGGCGCAGAAAAATCTTTTTTAAAATTTATTGAAGATCAAAAAGAGAGTAGACGACTTTATCAAGAAAGATTAGAAAAAATTAGAAAAGAAAATAAAGATTCTAGTTGACAAGTGACGATAAGTATGTTATACTAGAAGGAAATCAATTTTCACAGGAGACAGACGAGATGCCTAAAGGTAAAAAGACTTGCGAGAAATGTGGACATCAATGTGGCCCAAGAGCATATATGTGTCCAGAGTGCCAACATCCTTTTATGTTTGCTCCGCAGAGCAAAGAAAAGAAAAGCACTAGAATGATTAGAAAGTTTAATTGGAGAGAATTGGAAAAGGGAGATAAAATTAAAGCTACTGGAGGCCCATACTCTGTAGTAGAAGGTGAATTTATCCCTATGGGATGTAGAGGTAAGTTTACTGTAATAGGCGTTGATAAGAATGGTATCATAGCTTATGGAGTAAAAGAAGGTGGTTTCTGCCATATTTGGATGGGAGAAGATTCACAATGTCCTGTGACTAAAATTTGGAGAACTAAACATAGGCTAGTAAAATTAAAGCAAAAGAATTTACAACAGGTGTAATACAATATAGCAAATAATAGTTTACATTGGAGTTGTAAATGCCTAATCCAAAAAGTCCAAAAAACAAAAACAATGTTCGTACTATTACGACCCCATCACCTTATGGTAGTCATTCTAGTATGATCGTTAACATCGAGGATGAAGCAAAAGGACATAACGTTCCTAAAGACAAAGTTATATGTGAAGATGAAAATGGTTATTATGTTACATATAAATCTAGAATAGATAGTGGGCTTGCAGACCCAAGTAGATATGCATGTCCATTATGTAGATTTAATAATCTCAATATAATTTTCTCTGATTGGGGCATAGTTGATAAGAAAACAAAATAAATGCCTCTTGACGAGATCGGCATAAAAAATATTATTAATTAACAGTTTAAGTTTTAACGGGGTGGTAGTTAAAAACTTAATAGGATATTAACCACCAGTTTGTGAGGTATATAATGACTAAACAAGATCGTGTTTTGAACTATCTTCGTCGAGGAAGAACTCTTAGCCAAGATAGTGCTTACAGTATGTTTGAGGTAGGAAATCTTCGTGCTACTATTAGCGACATTAAGCCTACTCTAAAGTCTGAAGGATATGAAGTAGTTCGCAGTACAGGACGTAACGGCGAAACCAGATATGGTGCTTCAAGTAAACGAAAGAGTAGACGTAGAACATGCTCTAAGTAATGAGCAATTAGAATAATGGCCCAGTAAAAGCCCAAGGGTATATCTAATATATCAAACAGATATAGATAGTTCGGCTTGCTATCCCATTATTTTTATATCTATAGAAATTCATCTACGGTATTTATATGGAAAAAATACACCCTGCTACATGGATTTTATGGGGTTTGCTTATGATTAGCATAGCAACAAATTGGGTTCAATGGTCGCAAATAAAAAGACTTGAAAAAGAGATCGCACCTGTTATAATAAGACAAAACATTGAAGTGTTTACTAAACCACCAGAAGGTATCAGATACATTAGGCATGGGTTTTGAAAATGCAACGAAAAAAACTAACTCAAGAACAGAGAAGAATTAATCGCCTAAGATTTAGAGGGCGACAAAAAATTGGTCAGATGTTAGCCGATAATCCAAATATGACTTCTTATGAGGCTAAAAAGATTGTAACATCTGAAATAAAAAAGAAACATAAACTTGGTAAGTTTAGACTATAAGGGGGCGTAAAGGTTTCGACAGGTTTGGAAGATTTATATTTAGCAAGTAGTAGTTGATCTGGAGGCTACTTTAAAACCAGATTAAAACGCTTAACTGGCGAAACTCAGTTAGCACTCGCCGCTTAGTAGCGGTGACGATCTTAGGAAGCGATGAAGGGAGCGTCCAAAAGATCGACGTAAAATCCTTCGGCAATCATAATCGCCAACTGATTGTGGTCTGAGTTTTAGTTGGAAGAAACGTATGCTGGTTTGTCCTTTGTCTGCATAATGTTTCTATTAACAATGGACTAAACTTGTAGAAGATATAATGAACTAAATACTGGACAGGGGTTCGACTCCCCTCGCCTCCACTTATGAAAACTAAAGCAATTCTATTATCATTATTATTACTTCTAAATGCCGTTGAAATAGTTCGGCATAATGAGGTATTCAGATTTTTAATGGATGGCAGACCGAAGCAGGTAACATACTTCCACACTACGTTTTTATTTACACATATTGAAATCGAAGTTATTGAACCTGATATAAGAAAAGATTGTGCCGCTTTTAGATGCATGAATCTATATATATTTTGTGAAAACTTTCACATACATCATACATTTCATTGGAGATATATAAAATTTCTTGAAACATAAGGTGTATATTATCATAGAGGTATAACTATGATAAAAAAATCTATTCAACATTTAAAAGAAAATAATATGTCTTACTATCAGCACATAGAATTTGCTGGTAAACATGGTTTGAGTTGTATAAAAGCTGGAATACTCCTTATTCTTCATGGGTTTATCCCAGCAGTATTTCCAAGAGCAGGTTCTAAACTAGTAAATAAATTGAATAAAAATTTTACAGAGCATAACGAGATGCTTAAAAAATGTAAAAAATGCATGAAAGATTTATAAATAATGATCCGATATTATGCTAGTGACACGCATAGATATATTTGGTATGTTGTTCCTAAATGTGGACGCACAAGTTTATTGTATTGGTTAAAAAAACATAATCTTATTGAGCAAGAAAAAGTGGGTCTTTCAACAGGAGAGCCTCTTTTTGTCAAACATAATGAATACTTCACATTCTCCTTTTGTAGAAATCCTTATGATAGACTGGTTTCTACATACTTCGATAAAGTTCCGAAACAAGAACTACCTTTTTATAAAAGGTGGAAAGATAAGGGTTTTGCAGAATTTGCTAATGATATTTGTGATATGCGTACAAAAAAGATGGACGGTCATGTAGTACCTCAAGTGTTTTTAATACCTAAAAATTTAGATTTTTTAGGCAGATTTGAGACTCTCAATCAAGATATTCAAACTGTAACTAATAAATTATTTAATATAAAATTTGACGATAGACATTACAACAAAAGCAAACATAAACACTATTCAAAGTATTACGATAAAGCATTGAGAGATAAAGTATACGAAAAATATAAACAAGACTTTGAAAGATTCGGATATGATCCTGAGTAAAAAATATTCTGTATTATTTATAGCAATACAAAAAACAGGAACAACCAGTGTGGAAAAAGTATTACAAGAGTATTTATATCCGCATGTTGCGTCTAGTACAGTTAAAATCAAAAAAAGACCAAACTTTAAGTATAAACATAATTCAGCAGAAATACTTGCTGGTTGTCCAGAAATCAAATCTATTTGGTATGAATTATTTAAATTCTCTTTTGTTAGAAATCCTTGGGACTTATGTGTTTCTCATTATTTTTACAGACAGAGGGAGGGACATGAGGAAGCAGTCGGCACTCCTTTTAGAGAATGGTTGATGAATGATAAAAAACGAGAACCTATTATGTGGCAAGCATCTACCCAATATGACTGCTTAACTGTAAATGGTAAATTAGCAGTGGATTTCATAGGTAGATTTGAAAATTTGCAAGCAGATTTTGATAAAATTTGTAAACATATACAAATACCATCTATACAACTAGATAAACACAATACCACCGAGCATGAACATTATTCAAAATATTATGACCAAGAAACGAAAGAATATGTTTTTAATTTATTTAAAAAAGACATAGACTACTTCAACTATGAATTTTAATTTTGTATTCATAATACCTTCTTACAATAATCAAGATTGGTATAAATATAATATCAAATCAATACATAAACAATCTTATAATAATTGGAGAGCTATTTATATTGATGATAATTCTACAGACAATACGCTTGAATTAGTTAAGAAATATAATAAAGAATTAAATATAAGTTCAAAATTTACATACATTAAAAATTCAAGAAAATTAGGCCCAGCAGGATCAAGGTATCAAGGCTATAGTAAGACGCATGATAAAGAAATTTGTTGTCTTTTAGATGGAGATGATTGGCTATATGGAGATAATGTATTAGTAACACTTAATGCATATTATAATCGTGGCTATAATTGTACTTATGGTTCGTATATAAACGCAGCACGAAAAAACAATATTATACCCAATAAAGATTTTGCAGAAAATGTACACAGAGACAAATCTTATAGACAATATTGTAAGGGGCCAAACATTTGTTCTCATTTACGCACTATGAAAAGCTCATTAATAAAAAATATTGATATTGATAAGTATTTAAAAATAGATAATGAATGGATACAAGTTTGCACAGATTTAGCTGAAATGTGTTATGTATTAGAGCAGAAGAATTGCTTACCCAAATTTATTAATCAGCCATTATATGTATATAATTATTATAATTCTATAAGATATAATACCTCTCATTATTTCATTAAACAGCCAGATAATAAACATATGGCAGAATATAGAGAGCGTATACTGGAGAAAATACAAAATGATTAACAATACAATCGTACTATCTTTACCTCAAAGTATTAAAAGAAGAGAGTTTATGGAGTTAAAGCTGGATTCAGTTTCAGATACAATTCTAGAATATAAATTTTTCAATGCTTTGGATGGAAACAAAATACCAGAATATGATAACTATGCAAACTATTGCTATAAAAATAAGAAGAAGATTTTAGTTGGAGAGCATGGTGCTTATGGATGTTTAATGAGTTACAAAAAATTATTTTCTGAACAATGGCAACCATCATTTGTTATTGAAGATGATGTTTACTTTCATAAAAATTATAAAAACATTATAAGTCAAGCATACAAAGAAAATATTTTTGATGAATATGATATAATATACTTTGGCTATAATAATTATAGACTATCCGATCAACAACTAAGTGCTATTAAAAATAATGAATTTATTATACCAGTATCAAAAGAACGTAAATATATAACTTGCGGAACATATGCAATCTGGTATTCTACTAAAGCAATATCTTATTTAAATATTATTTTACAAAATATGCAATATGGTGAAATCAAACCGATAGATCATATTGTATGGAAGTTAACTAATAGATTAAAATCTGGAATTATCAATCCTCCTTTATGCATTAGTGAGGTTCGTGATAGTAATATTAGGCCATCGAGAGATACTGCTTCGTTTTATAACCAAAGAGGCATGGATTTAAATAATTATATGCATTTAGGTAAATATGAAAAGTTTAGGTAAAGACTTGACGCTTTGATGTCGATAATGTATACTATAGAAGGGAATCAATCACAAGACACAGGAATATATAATGAACAGCACAGAATATGTTATGGCTATGATCGACGAACTGCGTAATAATAGCGGTACGATTGCCAAGCAAGAAATTATTGCAAAGTATTGTAAAGCAGGTAAAGAGGAGGATAACGGAGATCAACTTCATGCTAGAAATGTGCTGAATTTAGCACATAATGACTATCTTATGTATGGTTTAACAAGTAGCCAAGTTAAGAAGCGACCAGATTTATCTTTCGGAGATTGCGAACCGGGATATGGCTTGTGTCAAATGTTCAGTGATTTGAATAACAGAAGGTTTACAGGACATGATGCTATTAGAATTGTAAATGCTTATATTAACAAACATCCAGAACAAGAAGAACTTGTCTATTGTATTTTAGACAAAGACCTGAAAACTAAGGTTGGTGTAAAACTTATTAATAAAGTTATTCCTGATTTTATTCCAGAGTTCAGCGTTGCTCTTGCAGAAAAATATGAACCTAAATTAGTGGAGTGGAAAGATGAGTGGTTTGTTTCAAGGAAACTGGATGGTGTTAGATGTCTCGCTATTGTTGATAATTTTGGCAACACTACCTTCTATTCCCGCACAGGAAAAGAGTTCCTTACTCTTGGTGTGGTTTCTGATGGGATTAGTGCTTTGGGGATTACTGACGTAGTATTTGATGGTGAACTATGCTTAGTTGATGAAGATGGTAATGAAGATTTTCAAGGTATTATGAAGCAACTTCGTAAAAAAGATCATACTATCGAGAATCCTTCTTATAAAATCTTTGATATGATGACTCAAGATGAATTTAAAGCAAAGAAGAGCGATGAGAATCTCTATGAAAGATATAAGCAGTTATTGTTCACTATGGAGAATAACGAATGTCCCTGCTTATCTGTATTAGAAATGGATATAGTAGAAGATGATGAACATTTCCAAGAATGGGTATCTAAAGCAGATGAGAATGGTTGGGAAGGCGTAATGTTGCGTAAAAATGTAGTATATAAAGGCAAGCGTAGTAAAGACCTATTGAAAGTAAAGACCTTCCACGATGCTGAATATAAAGTGCTAGACACAGAAATGGGAATGTTTCCCTTAACAATAGATGGTAAAGAATGCGAAGAAGAAATGCTATCTTGTGTTTACATTAAACATAAAGATCATACCGTAAGAGTGGGGAGTGGATTTTCTATAGAACAAAGACAAGACTTTTATAAAAACCCTACTAGTATCTTGGGTAAGGTTATAACCGTACAATATTTTGAAGAAACTAAAAATCAAGAAGGTGGAATTAGTTTAAGATTTCCAACATTTAAAATACTACATGGAGATTCTAGAGTGCTATGATTAAAGATTTCACTATTTATGGAGAAAGATGTAGCGGCACAAATTTTTTGTACTCCATATTTACCGGAGATGTTCATCATGCAGGAGTCATAGACCCTTCTGAAGCTAAAAGAAATAAGATAAGCAATATACCTTGGGTAAATACTTATGGCTGGAAACATTTTTTTGGCTTTCATAATACTGAAATACAAAGACATGGAGATAATACATTATTCTTAGGTATAGTTAGAAATCCTTATGATTGGATACATTCTTTTTATGGTAATCTCTATCATGTACCTGATGAAAATCGTAAGATGTATAAGTTTTTATTATCAGAATGGTATTCTGTTAAGAAGCATAATGTAGAGAATTTACACGATAGGGACTTATCAAATACAGATAAAAGATATAAGAATATTTTTGATCTAAGATCAAAGAAACTAAATTATCTATATAATACTATGCCTACGTTAGCTAAAAATTATTATTTTTTAAAGTATGAAGATTTATGTCAAAATCCACATAAAATATTTGATGAAATATCTAAAAAATTCAATTTAAATTTTGAAAATGTTTCTAAAATTAAAGTTAAAAAACCTAATCCACATAAATTAGATAACAGAATGAAGCAAATTATAGATGATAATATTGATTGGGATATGGAAAATTCTGTAGGTTACGAAAAAAGGTAGCTGGTGTAATTTATGGTATCAGGCTTAATAAGGAATCGGACGATACAAAATTATGGCAATTTCTATAGAGGAATTTTATCGCACTGCAATAGTAGACTCAGCATTTGATGAAAAATATTATCTAGAACATAATCCAGAAGCGAGAGATTTTTATCTTTCATACTGCCAAAGTAATGGCATAGATGATAAACATAGATTATTTTTTCATAGTTTTTTAAAACAAAAAGGGGAGGCGATTAGTAATTATAGCACAGAAGCTAATATTTTAATCCCGCCAGTAAAAACCACCCCTGAATATCAGCTTACATTATCAGAATTTTATAAACATCATAAAGTAGATAAAATTTTTGATGAAGAATTTTATGAAAATCAATGTCCAGATGTTATAAATTTTTATGAACCACATGCTACTGAAATAGGTATTAGTAAAAAAGAAAAATATTATTACCATTATATAATGCATGGCAAGGCTATGGGTTTTCTGAAATCAGATAACCCCGTAGATAAGTCGGTATCAGTAATAATAGCCGTTAAAAATAGAACAGAGAATTTATTTAAAATTTTAAATTCTTGGCATGATGTAGATTTAATTGATGAAATTATTGTCGTAGACTATAGTTCAGACGAACCTGTGATAATTACAGATTATAACAAGGTAAAAGTGATAAGAGTAGAAAATGAAAAATATTTTAATTTAGGCAAGGCTTACAATTTAGCATTTGACTTTTCTAAGAGTGATATTGTAATTAAAGTTGATGCAGATTATCAGCTTTTAGATAGTAATTGGCTTGAACTATATTTAAGAAATGGTTTATGTCACAAATATTTCATAAGATCAGATTATACTTTTTCTAGATATACTTCTGGGTTCTTTGTTGTACATAAAGAAGATTATAAATATTTTAGAGAAGACTTAAATGGATATGGTTATGACGAGATAGATTTGTATACGAGAATTAAAAAATCTAATCCTGATATCACTGAAGTAATCTGGTTTGATATAGACAATTCTATATATCATATTCCTCATACTCACGAATCTAGAACAACAAACTATATCACACAAAATACTGGATCATCAGAAATTAATAATAGATTTATGTGCGATAGGTATTCCCCTATAAAACCTAGAAGAAATCCCTATCTTATAAAAGATGATAATACTATCACATATCATAAACTAAAAATTGACAGGATGTTCTGTATAAATTTAGATGATAGGGTGGATAGATGGGAATTATTATCTAAACATAATTTAGAAAGATTTTCTGCTATAGATACCAGAAAAAATACTTTAAGACACAAGGAATATGGCTTAGAGATCAATCCTTGCAATATATCTTCTGATGTTTACTTTAAAAAGTCTAATGGTGCTGTAGGAGTATATTTAAGCCATTATTTATTATGGCAAAAGATAGTTAATGAAAATATTAAAAATGCATTAATTTTAGAAGATGATGTAGCAGAACAAACCGTAGAAGATATATTAAATTCTAATTTAATCATACGTGATAATGATGATATTATTAATTTATCAAAAAGAATACGATGGGAAAATAGTAGATTATTATTTGATGGCGCAGAGTCTTATATTATAAGTTATAATGGAGCAAAAAAATTACTTCAAGCTACAGCAAATAATTATTTACTTAACAATATAAAGCCTCAAAATTATGTACCTATACGACATAAAGAGTTTATTGATTGGAATTTTAAAAACTCAATTACCTGCCCTGTGGATAAATTTATGGGATATTGTTGTGAAAAAGAAGCTGACTCAAGCATTAGATTAAAATATTATATATATCCTATCGTTAACATGAATGATGGAGTAAGTGAAAAATCTGATATAAATACAGGAAATACTTTTGTTTGGGATATGAATGAATCTGAACTTATGAATATATACAATCAAGAAAATAAATAATATGAGTAAAGCAAAATGTAATTTATTTCTAATGTCTCCACCAAAAACAGGTAGTAGTTCGTTATTTTATCTATTAAAGCAACATCCATTTATATCTGGCTGTTCTTTAAAAGAACCACAGTTTTTTTCCAATAACTTTACTAAAGGACTTGATTATTATAACGACTTATTCCCTGTTGATGACTGCCTCTATCGTATGGAAGCATCTACTACATATTTTAGTGATGAGTGGGCAGTACCTAAAATGCAAAAAACTTGTGACAAAAATATAAAAATAATTTGTGTGCTTAGAAATCCAGTAGAAAGATTTATATCACAATATAAACATTTTCGTGCTATTAACATTATTCTCAACAATAAAGAACTGCACGAAGAATTTCAACAATCTATAAACTGGGTAGATACATGGAGAAGAAATATTCAAAATTGGAATGGCTGTCCAAGGATATACACAAACATATTTGAAGCACATGAAAGCAAGAAAAACTTATATAATTATTTGAATAATGGAAACTATGCAAAAAGTATAAAAAGAATATGGCATCATTTCGATAAAGATAATGTATTATTTATTAAATATGATGATTTTAAAGCAGACTATAATAAAACTATAAGTTTAATATGTAAATTCTTGAATATAGAGCAGTTAATTGTAGATAATGTATCTTATAATCGTACTGCAAATTGGGAAAAATTTGCTAGTGTGGAAGATGAAATAACAGATACTATGTTAAATGAACTAAAAATATATTATATGGAATCTAATAATGAGTTGAAAAGTATGTTAGGAGATCATTTCCTATGGTAAATAGTATAGGAGCATATCTATGTAACACTTATCAAAATGAAGCGTGGGCTTCATTAGCTAACAATAATATTGAAAAGTATTTTAATTTTCATGATATAAAACTATCTGTTGTAAATTTAGATAATCCTTATGTTAAAATTTTGTCTCAGTATCCCAATATTTGTCCGACAATAAGAAAGATGCTTAGATATTATTCTTTTCTAGAATCTGATAATGAATATGGAATTTTTATTGATCTAGACACAGTAATTATCAATCCCTTAAAAAATGTAGCAGACTGTATTGATAGTGGCACAAATCTTTTGAAAACTTGGAAATTTTCTAAAGAAAAAAGTGCAAACCAAGATTATTTGTTAAGGAAATCTGTTTTTGTAAATAAATTTTTTAATTTTGAAATAGAGTTTAAGTGTAGTACGGCTTTTAGTATTTTAAACAAACAATTCTGTTCTGACTACATTAAATTCAATGAAGATACTCTTGGAATAAATATAACTTCTGAACAATCAATTAAACAATTATCAAAACTCGTATCTAATAAAAATTATGTTGTTAATGACGAATCAATATTAGAAATATTTCTTTCTCAGCCAATGCACTTCAAAAAACACAAAAAACCAAATAATTATTGGTGGTTTGGATTATGGAAAAAATATAATATTATAGACCCTATGCTGAAAAATAAAATTTGTTACAGTAATTTTGAGACAAACCTAGACTTATTGGAATTATTAAATAATGATTATATATTTTGGCATTTATCGAATTTAAATTATAAAAAACATCTTTTAAAATTTACAGAAATGTTTGCATTACTATGAAAACAATTTCCATATTAGCAAGTGCTAGAACAGGATCGACTTTTTTATCTAGACATTTTAAATCGTTACAAGGCTATTGCTATAGTGCTGGAGAAATTTTTAATGCCTATTTACCAAAGCAAATAAAAATTATCCATGATATTTTTTATCAAAACAATATACCTTTGTCAACAGAATATATGAATTTTTTACTGAAAAGCAAACCAGTATTACTCAATGTTAAACAAAACCAAACAAGGAAACTTTATAACTATAAAAACACAAACCCATATTGCATAGAAATGTTTTTTGATATTCAGAAACAATTAAATAATTTACATTACAGATACTTTATAAATAAAAATGTACTTAATGAATACTTCGATCATTCGTGGATTTGTAAAATTGTTGAAGCGTCTGATGTTATTATTATTAATTATAGAAAATCAATACTAGACTCATATATTAGTTTGAAAAAAGCTAAAAATATTGGACAATGGATGCTGACATATGATAAAGATTATAATCCTAAATACGATGAATTAATTACTTGGAATAAAGAAGAGTATATGGATTTTGTGAAGGAATATAAAGAAAATTATACTATGTTTGCTAATTGCACATTAGATTACAAAAAGCCATACCATATTATTAATTATGAAGAACTTTGTAGTTTTGATAGTCTGTCTTTTATTGAAAAAACAATGGGGAGTGGTTACGCATTAGAAAAACCAAATATTAAAAAACAATCTCGTACTTTAAATAGAGTTGATAATTTCTGTAATAAAAATACATTTGAAAAAGATATGTTAGATATAGATGAATTAGACAAAAATTTTAGCATAGAAACGCTAAAACTAAATTAAAGAAAGGCACTTGACAAGTCGATATCTATAGTATAGAATTGTTAGTATCACAGGATTTAACTTTTTGGAGACTACTATGGAAACTACTACAGAAAAACCAGTAAAGCAAACCACTTACTGTCGGAGTCGGGCTGATGACTTTTTTAAAACATTTCCTAGAGAAAAAATTCAAGCATATAAGGAGTACTGGGAGAGTGTACGACCACAGAATCATGGCGATATTTTTAGGCGTTATCTGTTTGCTTATTGCTCTGTTCATACAAGTTGGCAAGGGAATTGCCGTGGTTACGAGGCCATTAAGCAATACGACGAATGGATCGACGATAAAGAAAAACTCCTAGACAAACTAAAAAATTCTGGAGTTGGATTGTATAACAATAGAACAAAGTATATCTGGGACTTTGCGACACAGTTCTGGAATAATCCAAAAGATTTTTACCTTACAACAAAAAAGTATCATGTCAAAAAGCGTGATGAGATTGTTAATCGCATTACTGGTCTTGGTATGGCAAAAGTTTCATTTGCATTAGAAATGATTCATCCAAATTTTGCTAGGGTTTTGTGTGGAGATGTTCATCAACTTAGATTATATGGTATGCAAGACCTTACATACAAAAGCAAGACAGGATTTGAAAAATACAAAAGAATGGAACAACATTGGAGTGTAAATTGCGGCAAAATTAAAGTACCATCTTATATTGCTCGATGTGTATACTGGGATAAACTGCAAGATAAAACAGATAGTAGGTATTGGAGTTATGTTTTAGAGGCTTAATTTTTTAAGAAAGGAGTTTACAAAATGTCAAACGGAAAGGGAGATGTTAATAGACCTAAAACTGTAGACAATAAAACATGGGAAAAAAACTACGAACGTATTTTTAAAAAGTCTAAACCTAAATCCGATAAGAAGAAGAAGAATGAATAAATATATAGTTATGTCTGCTATATGCAAAGACGAAAACTTGTATATTAAAGAATGGTTAGACTATCATAGTGCTATTGGTGTCGAGTATTTTATACTGTATGACAATAATAGTGAAGTATCTTTAAAAAAAACTTTACGATCTTATAATAATGTTCGCGTTATAGATTGGAAAGACTCCCAAGATTTTACACAGATAAGGGCGCAAAGAGATTGTATTGAAAAATATAAAAATGTTAGATGGATAGGTTTTTTAGATATAGATGAATTTGTGGTTTTATTAAATGACTCTATAGATATAAAAGACTATTTGCAAAAATACGAAGCATATGATGGTGTGGGTTTATATTGGTTAGCTTTTGGTTCTAATCAGCACCTTACTAAACAACCTGACACAATATATTCCTATACTCAATCATCTCCAAATTTATTAAATTTCAACAAGCATATCAAATGCTTTATTAATCCTTCAACATATAATTTTAAAAAAACACACTGGACATCCCATTGGTTTCCAACTAAAAATAATATAGTTGATGTAGATTGTAATTCTATTTCTGAATATTGGGATTCTGCGTATAATTTTGCAAAATATATGGCAGACGAAAGCATAAAACCAATTACAGATAAAACTATGAGAATCAATCACTACTACACTAGAAGTTTAGAAGATTTTAAACATAAAATGAAAAGAGGTGGTGGAGTAAAAACAAATAGGGTGTATAGTATGAAGAAGTACAAGCGTATTAATAAAGAAAATATTTTTAATGACGATATTATTAAAACTTATAATAAGATAAAGGATAAAAGATGCAACATGGATTGATCGACATATTAAGCGTAGTATGGATTAAGTATTTAATTGACATTAGTGTGATTGCTGCTTTTATTTATATTTCTAGAAAAAAACACTAATATTTGGTGTATTTAAATTTAACTATTAATATTCATTTTATGGAGAACAATATGTCCAACGTATCGAGTGTCTCTGTGCAAAATATAAAAGTTCAAATTAGTAAGATTGAAAAATTAGTATACGAACATATAAAAAGAAATAATCAGGCCATAAAGGAAGTTAGAGATGATTAAGGAAATTGAATTAGTAGTTGGGAAAGATTACGCATTGATTTTATACGGCTATATGAACCATATGATAGGTGGTAGTAATGAGCAAACTGTACAAAAACAAGACTAAAGGTATGATCTTTGGAGTCTGTGCTGGTATATCTGACTTTCTGGGTATTGACGTAAGATTAATTAGAATATTATTTATTGTTGCGGCAATCACTACAGCAAGTGCTATGTTTTGGGTTTATTTACTGTTGGGGGTATTTTTACCTAATAAAGATGACTAGATATGGATATCAAAAATAAAACCCTACCTGTTGTATTATTATTTATCCTCATTACTATTCTAGTTATAAGATCAAAGTCTAATGGTTCTGATAACGCCACACCTAATATAGACAACAAACCAAATCCCAAAGTAATTATACCTAAGCCAGAAATTCCAAAATTAGATACTAATATTGTATATGATGATTTAGAAAAAGCTATTGCTTTAGGCAAAGTACACCACATGAATGTTGTGTTGGTATTCGGTGCTGATTGGTGTCCGTACTGCAAAGAATTAAAAAAAGATAGTAAAAACATAAAAGAATTGGAAAAATATATTGTATGTTTTCTTGATACAGATAATCGTGAGGTTAATCAGTCTGCTATAAATAAATTTAAGCCTAGAAGTTTGCCAACATCCTTGTTGCTAGATACTACTAATAATAGAGAAGTATCTAGAAAAGTTGGATATAGAAACAAGGATTATAAAAAATGGTTAAACTCTTTAGGGGAATCTTCACAGTAATACTTGTATTAAGTTTTACACATCTTTATGGACAAGAAGCACCAGATTTAGGTAAAATTTTAGAAAATGTTTTACAAAAGCATTACGGAAATACCTCTCTAGACACTTTAGAAAGCATGAACGCTAGATCAGTGCCTATCGAGTTAGAAGCATTTGAATTAGAGGATAAAAGGAATTTAGATAAAAATTGCATTTTTAATAATGTTATGTCTTATACTACTAAGCCTTTTAGTGGTAAATGGGGTAGACCAACAGATGTTCACGAAACTGTACATGGTATTAATAATGCATTAAGTAATATTAAAAGTGGATATAGAGCATTCTATGTAGGTGAAGGTAAAGCTATTTGGATTCAAGAACCTAATGTAACAATGGATGATATTGTGCCTTTAATACCAGAAGAACTAAGAGGTTATAGATTTCCCTTATATTTTTTAGAACAAAAAAAACACTGGAATGATGTAGCATTATATCCCCTAGAAGAGTGGTGCGCATACATAGCTGGCGCTGAATGCGCTGTAGACGATTATAGTAGATATAATATTGATCCCACAAAATATAAGTCACATCCATATGATAGTGCTACTGCTATTAGAACAGATGAAGTTTCAGGATCATTAGAGTTTGCAATATACTGTACTGCATTAGCTATGGCTGTAAGCAGAAAAGATAAAGAATATTGGAAGAACCATACTCAATTTAAAAGAGCTATGAAATTCTTTTTAGTAAAAGCAGAGAAGATATTTTTTGAAGGTAAAGACATATTTAAATCTGAAAAACAAGATAAATTATTAAATGCACTACAAAATTCTTCAGAAGGTGTAAATATAAGAAATTTTTTACGCACATCTTTTGATGGAGTTTTTCTAGAATGAATAATAAAAATGATAGTGTTTGGCGGATACCTAATCTGTCAGAATTAATAGACCTGCATAATAAAGCTAGGGCTGATAATTCTTGGATGTGGTCTATGAATCCACTAGTTATGAATAACGCATTAATGAATTTTGCTCAAGATTGGGCAGAAACTATGGCTACACAAAATAGATTAAAGCATAGTGATATGCAAGACATAATGCAACTAGGCTTTTCTAGGGTCGCAGAAAATATAGCTTATGGTCAAATGGATGTTAAATCAGTAATGAGTACTTGGTTATCAAGTCCTCGTCATCGAAGAAATATATTAAGTAAATCAGTTGATAGTATAGGTTGTGGTTTTTCCTATAGCAGTAAAGACATTATCTATTGGTGTGTATGTTTTGGAAAATCTAAAGATAATGCTTGACAAGACCGATATATACTGTATACTGAAGTGATATACTTAATAGGAGGACTTTCAAATGGGAAAAGTAGTAATGGTTGAAAAGCAACAAAGAGTACGTTGCAGCGATGAAAAATTTTTAGAAGCAATTTATTCAAGCAAAACTTATGCTGAAATTGCAGAAAAAACAGGTCAAAAGGTCGCGTCTACTATAGCAAGATATGGTAGGGTTAAAAAACTTTTGGCAGACAAGGGTATCGAAATTCCTGAAATGGAGAGAAAGAAAACCATCAGGAGTGTTGATAATATAGAAAATATGGTAAAAATTGTTAAGAGATTAAAAGAGCATCACAATAATATGTAAAGGGGGTTGTAGTCCAAAGGCAGAGACAACGGACTTAAAATCCGTACAGTGCGGGTTCGACTCCCGCCAACCCTACTACTTTATTCATCACAAAAAGAGAATATCAAATATGAATTTAAACGAAAGTTTCGCAGATTGGCAGAATAATATACCAAAAATCAATTTAAACACAACCATAGATTATGTGCTTACTGGAAAAAATATAAATAGTATAGAGCCTTCTAAAGAATTATTAAATTATATTCATAAAGAAACGGAAGGCGATAATTTAAATATACTAGATTTTGGTTGTGGTGTTTGTAGAAATGTTATATTTTTATCTGAATCATTACCAAAAAGCAATATCTATGGATACGATAATGACCCTATGTTAGATCGAGGTAGAGAACTAACTATAACAAAATATAATAAAAACCTTGATAACATTCCCAATGTTCATTTGAGTAGTAATTGGAATTGGGTAAAACAACAAAAATTTGATTTAATATATGCTACATTAGTATTTCAACATATACCAGAACCAATATTGACACAATATTTAACAGATATTAAAAGCATGACAAATACCTTGCTGGTGGCAGGGAGAAGATTTAATGATGAAATAAATGCAAACCTTATTAATAACGATTACCCATATAATCAAAAAAACACTTGGCAAATTTTAGAAAACAATGGACTCAAACCCTACTTTTGTAACAAAGAATATAGTGTAGATGGCGATCCTCATGGTGACTTTCTCTGCCTATATAAAATATAAGGATATATTATGAATCGAGCAAATAGATTATGTAATGCATTTACTCTAAACACAAATGCTAATTCTGTTATCAAAGCATTTGAATTAACTACCTGTAGAGAATTAAATGATTATAATGGTGGCACAATTATAGAACAAATAAAAACCGCAGAAGATTTTTTGGCTACTGAAGAAGAAAGTCTTGATGAACCTTTCTATAGAATCTTTGCTGTATATAAAAAAGATTATTGCAAAAGCAGAAAAGCCATAGCAGATTTTTATGATATAGCAGAAGCTATGCTTTTTGTAGAAGAATTAACAGGAAATCCCGTACATATTTACTCTTTTTAAAAAACATAATAATGAATAAAAAAATATTGTTAACTGGTGGTGCAGGATTTATCGGTCATCATTTTGTAGATTATATATTATTAAATACTGACTATGATATTATTACTTTAGATAGACTTGATTATAGCGGTAATCTTAATAGACTATCTGAAGTTACATCTACATTAAAAGGTTCTGAAAGAAAACGTGTTAAAACAATTTTCCATGATTTAAAAGCAGAAATTAATTCTCAATTAGTATCTTCTATCGGAGATAATGTAGAATATATTGTCCATATGGCAGCGGGAAGTCATGTGGATCGCAGTATTACTAATCCTATGGAATTTGTTTTAGATAATGTTGTAGGAACAACCAATATCTTAAATTATGCCAGAGGTTGCGATAATCTAAAAAGATTTATATATTTTTCTACTGATGAAATATTTGGCCCAGCACCAAAAGGCATTAAATATAAAGAAAACGATAGATATAATTCTACTAATCCTTATAGCGCATCTAAAGCTGGTGGAGAAGAATTAGTTGTAGCGTATGAAAATACATATGATCTTCCATGCTACATTACACACACAATGAATGTTTACGGAGAAAGACAACATCCAGAAAAGTTTATTCCAATGTGTATTCAAAGAATAAAAAATGGAGAAAAAGTTTCTATACATAGTAATAAAGAAAAAACAAAAGCAGGATCAAGACATTATATTCATGCTAAAGATGTAGCGGACGCTGTATTATTTTTAATGAATTATGATGATAAAAAATTACAAGTAACAGACTACGGTGGCGCTAAATGTCAAAAATTCAATATCGTAGGAGCAAAAGAACTTGATAATTTACAATTAGCACAAATGATTGCTGATTTTCAAGGTAAAGAATTAATTTATGAAATGGTAGATTTCCATAGTGCAAGACCGGGGCATGACTTGCGTTATGCTTTAGATGGTGGTAAAATGGCAACAATGGGATGGAATCCACAGTCAATAGAAGAGAGGCTAGAAGAAACGGTAAATTGGACTTTAGCTAATTCTAGATGGTTATTTGAAGCAAATAAATTTTAACAAACTTCTAACATTTTTAGACTGCCGGAATGAGTATAATAAAATATTAAATGTACTCACTGTGAGTATCCCGCCTATTATATTACCTTTACCTATTATAAGGAAAAATTATGAATAAAAGAACCGGCTTTACTCTTATCGAATTACTAGTAGTTATTGCAATCATTGGTGTTTTAGTTGGATTATTGCTACCTGCTGTACAATCTGCTAGAGAAGCAGCAAGACGAGCATCTTGTTCTAATAATTTAAAGCAACAAGGTTTGGCTATGCACATGAGTTTAGATCAAAAAAGATACTTCCCTGCTGCTGCATGGACTATTGAAGCTAAAGATTTATCTGAAACTCCTAGTTCTCTCGGCAATC